TATGTTTGCACCATCACTCAATGTTGTAGCATTGAAGTTTTGCGTCTTGGTGTATTCCCTTGCCGTGGCTGTCAGTTCAGTTGAACCGAAAAGCTGTGTCGTTGTAATCTTCTTGTGGGCCGTAGCGTCGGCATCATAAATGGCAAACTCATCTGCTGCGACAGGTGAGGCGCCCAGCGCTGATTGCCCGTTAATCGAAACCGTGACTGTTCCCGTTGATGTAATGGCACCGCCACTGGCCAGCCCAGCCGTGGCGATGTTTGTCACCGTGCCGCCACTTCCTGGGTAAATTTTGGTGTAGGTGATTGCCGTAGTATTGAGCGTACCCCCAGAGTTTGCGGTGCATAAATAGAGATCGTCAGCGTTTGCCGTCCCTTCTTGTATTGAAATAAGTTGCCCGATTATCTCGTCCCAAGTATCTGCTTCGGTTGATCGTGAAGCAGTGCCGGAACTGACAACCGTGTAAATACCATTTTCACTTTGGTCTGATTGGTCTTTGACAAGCACCAGATCGCCCGTGGACAAGGCACTGCCCCCTGTTAACCCGTCCAGGCTATCTCCGTTTTGCAAATCAGCAGTTAGATCAATATTCGTCGTTGTTGCGGCCCTGACCGTGAGTCTGGTGCGAAGCCCAGCGGCTACAGAATCTACATATTGCTTGGTTGCAATGTGCATCGCAGACGAGGGGTCACCCGCCATCGTTGACGTTGCAACGATGCCGCTATATGTCCCGCCCGTGACAGTCTTGCCGGTGAACGTGATTGCGTCAGGAATACTTATTGTTGGGTTGCCGCTTACGCCATCCCCGTTAACAAGCGTAATTTGATTGCTAGTGCCGGTGATCGTGCGCGGTTCTGCCGCACCCGATCCAGCGTGGGCAATCATGCCGTTGCCCTCTGTGGCAAGCAGTGCGGTGAAAACCTGTGCCGCTGTTTTCATGTCGTAGTTAGTGGCACCCGCATTAACTTGAAGAAAGTTGCTTGCCGTTAGTGAAGCTGGCAACGCAACCTCTGAACCGTTGGCAAGCGCGTCGGCATCTGAATTCCACTGTAGCAATTTATTTGCTGTAGGCTCCGGCATCGTGACTGATGCACCACCTGTGTAAGTATTTGGAAATTTAAACGCCTGACTGATGTCGCCATCGCGCTCCTGGCCAGACATAGCCAATCGGTCAATGTCGCCTTCCAATGTGTCGGCAGGGAAGGGGTCATTGGTGACATAGTTTGACGTTTGTGTCGTTGTGGTCTTGCGGCGTATGTGCCACTGCACCGTGTCAGCCGGTGCGGAGCCAGCAACAACGGCGCCTGTTGATCCATCGCCACCCGTCACCGTGTAATGCGTACTATAGGATTTAGTGACTTCCGCGCCTGTCGCAATCGTGCGCTCAATCACTTCAAGTTCTGCTGTTGATCCTGTCCCAAAAAATGGAAAAGTAACCGCAAAACTTGTTGTCGATCCATTGCCCGTATAGCTAACGGAAGTAGTTGTGGTTGATACCGTCATAGTGTCACTCCATTATCGCACGGCTTCGGTTGGTCTTACGGCGTCAAAAAACTCTTGGCCGGTTTCGTCTTTAATTCGTCTTTCATAGTTTCGCGCCCATCCAGGGTTTATGTATTCGCTCATGTTCCAGAAAAGCAGATAGTCCAGAGCCATGCGGGCATAAAAGATGTTGGCGCCTGGAAGCATGGACTTGGCTATGCGGTATCCTGTCTGACCAGCGCGGTCATAGTCTTCATCAAAAAACATCTTTGGTATTTTTGCCGCACGGCTAAGATTGCCAATTACGGGGCCACCGGCAATTTCCGCAAAGCCCTCGCCAAACCGCGCATCGCCAGCCACCATGCCCATTAACGTATCGCCGTAGAAACCAAGACCGCCCGCTTGCATGAGGCTTCGGTAAAATACTTTGCCTGGGTTCTCAGCTACGTTAATCGGCTCCTTGCCTTTGACTAAGTCTTTAAGCGTCGATGCAATGTAGCCATATACCATTGAGGTCAGCAGTATCTTGACCAGCATTCCCGTTCGGTGACCTTCATTAGACTTGCTAAACCCACGCGATAATATTTCCATGCCATAGGTTATTGAAAATGACTTGAGGTGCATGAACAGGTTTTTAAACTCGCTCATTACCGTGCCCCGTTCCAACCCTCTTGTTGTAATATTAGATCGGGCGCCTGGGGTTAAAATTGCGCTGTCGGCAAAGCCGGTAAAGAACCCGTTGATACGAATTTGAGCATCAACATCATCAATGGCACTTATGTCGTGGTATTTAATTCCATCAACCTCACGCACCACGCTGTTCATCAAATCAAAATCTTCGGGCGTCAGGCCGTAGGCTTCCATTTCACTTCGCAGGGACACGTCCAGATCGTCAAACTTCTTGCCCGCCTGTTTGGCAATAAAGTTGGACAGGCTAATGCCAACGGCTGTTTTCAAGCTGTCGTTCATCCAGTTCATGCCGGTCACGCGCATGAGCCAACTGACAGTACTGGCACCCTGTCCATCCAAAGCATCGTTGCCAAGCCATCGCGATTGTACACTGGCCATCAAAGCATCCATGCCGACGCCAAGACTATCGGCAATTTCTCTTGCCTCTCCAGTACGGCGCCCGCCACGCCCGCCGACAGCTTCTGGAATTAAACCGCCAAGAACAGAAAGGTTTGCCTCAAAAAACGGAACGCCAATTTCGTTGAGGCGTATCGATGCCGTGCCTATGTCACCAATAGATGCGAGAGTAGTGCCGCCAAGCAACGCCGCCGATGTCAGGTTCTTGGCCAAATTAGACCCACGCGCTAAATAATAACCTGATTGCCCAAGCCCTGGTAACGCATTGCCTTGACCTGTCACTTCATCATAAAGTCGCGCTGTCTTTTCGCCGTAATTTGTTTCTCGCAGTTGAGCAACAACCGCATGGTTGTCTTCATCAATAGCACGATTTAATGCCCGCTCATAAAACTCATCCAGCATACTTTTCGGGTTCGGCCCCAAGTGCATCATGGCAGCAACGGAGTCCGACATTCCCAGCAACTGGTTTACAAATGCCGTACCGATATGCTTGTTGCCGTAAGCCTGGTTATACGTCCACGCGCTTTCCCCGTCTTGCTTGAAGTGCAGGGATCGTGCGCGGGACAGTTTCTTGCCCATGTTGGCGGGGCCGGTAAACCCAGGCGGGTCATCCAGGTTCCCCATCAAGTCGGTACGCTTGCCTACCGTAATTGAATTATAGACTCCTTTAAGAAACGCTTTTTTATCCGCGTCACTCATTGGGCGCCCAAACGTGCGCTCCTCATCCAGCAAGGGCAAAATATCATTATACCATTGGTCAAACTTTGCCCGTGTCACCCGCGTTTTATCATGCGACTGCTTAACAATACGGCCAGGAATACGGCCTATGTCGGCACCGCTACGGTTGGCCTGTTTCCGCAAAACCTCGTTAGCCGCTTCCATTGCTTCGGCTACGGCCTTGGCAATGTCATTGCCCGATGATCCTGGGTTGTCCACTTCTTGCACAAGGTAACGGCCATTCTTTTTGTTTTGCAAAAACCCGATGGCGACGTTTCTTGGAATGCCGTTCTTTTCAATTGTCTGGTTAAACACGGCCTTGGCCATTGACGCCAACCCGCGTGAACTGCTTTCAATGGACTGCTTGTACTGGCTCTTGCCCATTTCACCGGCAAGGATCGCGTGAAGCATACGCGGCACTTCCTCAATGGGCGTTTCATTTAACTTGGTAATAAACGCCATGCGAATACGGTAATTAATCGCCGCGTTGCGTTTAAGAATTGCCGCTTCCCGAACGGCATCTGTCACACGGTTTTGAATGGCCTCATCAACGGCGCGTTGTAAATCCGTTACCTTTTGCTCTGCCTTGTTTGATTTAATTGTGTCAACAATATCTTCAACTTCTGCCAGCAGTTCTTTCGCTTGCTTTTCGTCCAGATCGGGCATGGCATCGCGAACAGACTGAATGCACTTATCAATGGCCATCAGGTAAGCCCTCCAAGCACACACACGGCAGCTTGTTCCCACGCCTTCTGGCTTTCGCGTGTCTTCTGTAACCCCGCCGTTGCGTCATCCAAATCTTGCCGTGCCTGGGCGTCATCTCCGACTTCGGCTTTCATCACTTCAATCTGTGCTTCAAGTTCGGCAATCTCTGCTTCAATCTGGGGAATATCTGCCGCTTCGGTAATGTTCTCCATAATGCGGTCAACTTCTGCCGCCAACTCACGTTCTTGCATTTCACCGAAAAGCGTATTGTCGGAATTGGCGTCCCGAACATCCTGTTGTGCCCGCTCTTGAATAGTCGGGCCTTCAACATCAGGATTAATTTCAGAGCGGACAACCGGCACTTCCAAAGGCATTTGGATTTCATCACCGCTGGCATCCAACGCCCGCTGTGTTTCTTCGCTTAACCCCATTGCCTGTTTAAGTTGAGCGGCAGTGCGTGACCTTGTGTTTAATTCATACAGAAGATAGTCATCCCCAATTCTAACAACGTGCATAACTGTATTAGGGTCTTTGTTTAGTTTTGCCGCATACTCAGCCGTTGCCTTATCAGGATAAGTGACATATTCACCATCCGGCTTGCGGACAAATGTATTCTCAACTGTCAGATCGATGCGGTGATCGTCCTCGCCAAGCGAACGGACTGTTGTGCTAAAACCTTTCTTCTCTAGCTGCTTTGCTTTCTTCTCAGCATCGGCAACATTGCGAAACGAAATCTGTACACCGTCGCCATCACTAGCTGTTACCGTAATAACGCGGCCTTCACCTAGAGCCGGATCATTGTCAAACCTGATCTCTGCCGGATCAGAAATAACATCCCGATCCGGCCTTGGCCCAGGTGCAGTCCCTTCGTTTTCTTCCAAACTTTTCCGTAAGGCGGTATCAACGCCAACGGGCCGACGCCCTGACATAACCTGGGCAACTGCCGTTTGCATAAGTTCACGCCGCGATTGCTCATCGATTATCTCAATGGCCTTGCTGATACGTTGCGCGGCAAATGCATCCTGTGTAATGCCGCCCGTCTTATCACCGATAGCACCAATGACGCCGTGCATACTGCCGCCAAGGACCGTACCAAAAGCGAGGTTAGCAAAGCTGTCGTAGAGATCGTAATCGTATTGTGTGGCTTCTGTTGCCGCCAATACAAGCGGTTCAATCATTGCCGTTCCAACGGCACCTTCAATCGCACCATAGCGGGTGCGAACAGCCGCACGGCCCGCCCAGGATGCCTGTCGTGCAAGCATCTGGCTATACCGCGCTGCACCAATAACAGGAATAAATCCAACCGCCACGTTCAGCGGATCAAGCAAACTTGCAAACAGGCCCACGCCAAATTGGGCAAACATAGTGGATACATCACCATCGGAATTTGCAAGAATGCCTTGTCTTAGTAATTCCTCTTTTTTCCATTTAACGCGAAGCGCAAGACCTTCTTCAGTTTCGCCTTCAACCGGCGTTAGCTTGCCTTCAAGTTTCTGTTCTTTGATAAGTTCATTTTGCTTGTCTTCAGAAATAACATCGGGTTCGCGTATGGGCCGTTGTGCCAGCCGGTCAAATATACGTCGCGGCGTGTTTGTTGGTTCCGCATCGTCAGCATCACCCATGTGATACTCAAATTGCGGCTGTAAATCTCCCGCCCGTTCTCCGGCTAATTCGTTCCACCGCCAAAGCTGGGTAAGAGGGTTAGTGGCCAGGGCTTCGTCAAAGGTTGTGCCCAATACCGTGCTTGTGTCAAACGCACCCTGATGCTGCAACAAACCAAATTCATTTGTTGGCCCGATAGGATTAAAAAGTTGGGGCATTGATCTATCTTTTTACCTTGGCAGCCATCACTAAGGCGTTGCCATAGTTGGGCTGGCGCCAATTAAGCGTTCCCAAGTTTGCGTTGCTCTTCGTAATTTGCCGCTACGTCCACGCGCTCCATAACTATCCATTTGTATGCTGCTGATAGGCACAACAATCGGGACACCGTTGATGTCATTAACAGGCGTGTCTAAAGCCGTTGCCAGTGCCACGCTTTCGCCATCCGGCGTCAGTGTCCATTGCGCGTTTTGTCTTAACAATTTCTTTTTCTGGTTATCACTGGCGCCTTGTGTAATCTGGGTTAAATCGACGTTTTTCATATTTTCGTCATTTTTTAACCACTCACTTAGCCCGTACATTAACTCCCGTGGACGCTCAATAGACCCTTTTGGCACGATACCTTTTAATTTACTGTCCCTGATAACCTGGTATTGATCTTCCACAACAATCTTGATTGCTTTTTCAACAGCATCGCCCACGTTGTCGCCGCCTCTTACATCATTTGTAGCAAGCAACCGTGCCGCTTCTCGCAACGTATTTACCATCATGATGTTATTAGAACCGGCAATCTGGATCATGTTCTCCATTTTTTTATTAATGGAACTGTCTATGTCTTTTGTAACGCTGCTGTCTTGCAATAAATCTTTAAGATTTTTCATGCCGCCATCGCGAATAATGCCCGCAAGGGTTTGCCGTGCCCTTGGGTCTTCCACAACGGCAAGGGCACTTGCCTCTTTTGACAACCCATTCGCTTGCATTTCACCAAGCATAAAACGCCAATCGTTTTTACCCATTGTTTGAGAAAGATTGTTAAACCGTTCGGCAATTTGTTCCGGCGTCGTATCTTCGGTTTGCATAAATGCCACTTGCTGTTTGATAAAACTTTTAGGCAGCTTGCTTCGCATTGTGCTATCCATGCCGGACAACCCGTATGCCGCATCACGGGACGCCGCATAGTTTGCATAAGCACCGGCTATGTCTTCAGCGGGAGCATTTGCAATAATGAGCCTGTTCCATTCCGTAAAATTTGCCGATACATCATCGTTATTTGTAATTACATATTGGGCTGGGTCTGCATTTCGCAGCTTAATATCCCGCGCTTTTGCCGCACGAAACGCCGTTAGTTGCCGCTGGTCTTGTGACGCCATGCCTGGAATAGTGCGAACCCGCTTCGTGTCGGCAACAAGTCTTTTTTCCATTGCCATAATTTGTGAGGGATGTTTTCCGGCAATAAATTCCAGATGCATCGCGCCATCTCGAAGATCCTCGCGCACCGCTTTCATCATTCGTCGTTCTTCGGGGTCAGAAATATTAGCGTCTATCTCTAAATCGCTAATACGCTTTGTTAATTCGGAAGATAGCGTGGCGCCAGCAGCTACATCTTCAATTATAGCCTTGAAACCACGACGAAACTTAACAGCCCTTGCATTGGCTTCGGTCTGTACTTTTGCTGCCGCCCGATCAACCGCTCTTTGTGCGCGAATAGTAAAAATAGACCGCTGCTTGCTCTCTAAATTCGGAAGGTATTTTGAGTTTTTTTCCAGTTTTAAAAACTTGGCAGGGTCTTCGCCAATCTGTTGATTGGCCATCGCATCATCAACCTCAGATAAAAATTTAATTCTTTGCTGTTGAGCCATCTTGCGCGAGATTGCCCCGAACTCCACGGCTTCCTTTATTGCCGCATCCAGCTTGGCTAATCGTGCCGCCGCCGCTCCTGGTTCTTCATCAAGATCGACGTTTCTTATTCCTTCAGCAGCAGCAAGGACAATGTTTTCGTTAAGCCTGTCGCCCTTAACCTTGTCCATATTCTGCCGAAATCTTTGCCGTAACTTTTCAGCTTTTTTCGGCCCGATCTGGCGGTTGACCTCAAGGCTATCAATGCTGTCGATACCTTGCTTCAGCGACGCCGTCCACACGGCTTCAGTGCCATCTTTTGTGGAACTTTTTACAAGCGTGTCTAAAACAGCGAGGGTATGCGCTTGCAATTCCGCATTGTCGCGGGCCACTTGTTCGCGGCGAATTTCAATCTGCCCCTTGGCCGACAGCATGGAATAATCTTTATCAAACTTCTCACGTCCATAGGGTGACAAGCCCTCAGAAGCAGTTTCATAAATCTGGGCCATCCGCGCCTTGACATCTTCGGGGTCAGCCGTTGGCGCCACAGCGCCTGGATTAAACTGACTGCTATTAGGATCGGACTCCCAGGACAGAACTTTGTTTGTGTCAATGCTCTGCTTTAACTCATCCATCTTAAGCGTGGCATTAACAAAAGATTGCGTAACCATTGCATCGGCCCGCGCCCGCAACTGGTTTTCTCCAATTTCTGAAACTACCTGACCGCCCGCTCGTAATTCTTGCCCTGTCTTGTCATCAAGCAAAACAACAGGGGCAGTAGGAACGCCCGTAGTTGTTGGAAGCGTAGCGCGACGCTGAATTGTGGGAATACGAGCCATATAACTTTACCCCAATAAACTTGTGCCAGCGCCGTAGCGGTATTGCGTATAGGCACCTTTGCCTAATTCCTTTGTTGCACCAATAGCCCCACTTGTACTTGCCATCTGTGCATTTAAGCGATAACGGGCGGCAGCAGCTTCCTGTCCTACCGCTTGTTGCAGATACGCTTCAGCCTGTGTTTCGCCTTTATATAGAATAGCAAGGCGTTCTAATTGGGCTTCGGATGCCGTTTCAGCAGAAATGTCCAGCGGTGTATCCTGGTCAATAACCACGCCGCTTTTGGCGTAGCCAGTGCGCTGCCGTGACAACATCCGGCGTTTGTCCAAATCAAATGTATCGGCATCAAACTCAGAAGCGCGACGGGCCATCAGCGCGTTGTTTTCAGAAATCTTTTTATTATATTGCATCATGCCAGCTTGATATTCGTAATTTGCTGATTGAACGGCGCCCGTATATGCTTGTCCGTAAGCGGACGTTAAGGCGCCAGCAGCAGAAAACAAAGTCGGCACAGCTTGAGCAGCAGCAAAAACGCCGCCTTGCCCAAGTAAACCTATTGTTGCTGCCTTCCCGCCAGCAGCAGCCGTACCAAATAAAAGAGGAGGACACATATTATTCACCCATCGTGAGTTATAATGCGCGTAATAAGCGCGGTGATGTGGGCGGGCAGGGGTTCGTCATTGGTGTAAACCATCTGACCCGCTGCATCCCATCCCCCGCGAATATTGACTTTCTTGTCGCCGGTAAACAGCGGCGGCGAACTGTCCATCGGATCAGACCCCGTTCGGAATATAATCTCATCCAGGTTGGATGTGTCCGGCCCAACCTTGCCGCCCAGCGTATCAATCAGGCGAAGAGTAACTTCAAAGTCGCGCTTGGTCTTGCCCTGTGCCGTGCCGTCATCGCCGCCAGCTTCGGGCCGCAATGTCTTCATGGTGCATTGCTGCGTTAGTCCAATCTGTGCCTTCGTAACCGTCGGATCAATGGAAGTGACAGAACCCGATGAAACATTGCGCTTGGTATAGACCGAACCGTCGCCCAAAATGCTGACAGCTTCACCTTCCAGGTGATCAAGGCCGCTGATAGATGAAGCCGCCGTACTTGAATAAGTGAGTCCACTATCGACAAAAAACGCATCAGCTTTTGTTTCATCTTCTTCAGTGTCAAATTGATTAGATAAATATTCAACATAGCGCCTTGTCACTCCGTTTATGGTGCGCTGCACAATCATCCAGACCTCTTCCTCGCCGGTTGTTGACGAAGGAATGATGGCCAGACTTTCAACAACTGCAATCGCCTGGTCCGTTGTGGTTAGCCGCGCTGTATCACTTGACGTTACCGTGAGCGGTCCCGCACCGGCTCTCGTTGTTTCCTCAACAGTGACAACCGCCGCCGCCGGATTGGCTACGGTAAAATCTGCATGGGCATTGATGGCTGTATAAATATTATCTGCTGTCGTGTTATTATTGGTCTGGGTTCTAAATTCATCTGTACCGGCAGTTCCTGTCGTAGATGTAAACGTCACGGTTGACCCGTCGGACTTGGTAAACGTCAACGTGGTTCCGGCGGCAATATTTGCATAATCCGATACGGTAATCGTGCATGAACCTGACGTGCCGCCGATCTTATGCCGGTGCCATGCAACAACTTGTTGATCCCGCAAGTAAGTCATGCCGACAAGCTGGCCGTCGGCCTTTACCCCCCAGATAACCGTGCTTGGCTCCTGTTGATAGGCAATCTCCGTAACGCCGCCCTTTGCCACCTGGTTGGACAAGATCGTCAGATCAGGCGATTGGTAACTGTCGGAGTCAAACAGATAGGCAAACTCGCGGATTTTGCGCTGCTGGCGTTGTATAAAAATAACCACGTTATCGATACGGATGGGCGTATGACTTGCCGATCCCCGCGTTCCTTCCCGCACAACCCGAACATTGGTTGGCGTTAGCGCATCTGCCGTGGTTGATCCCGAAATAATAAACTCACCGCCCACCGTGCCAATAGCCATAACCTTTCCAGGCGACAACCAGCGGATTGCGTTTACCTGATCAGTGGCCAAGGTGTAGATGACGGGGTCATCATCCAAAGTGCCTGGGGTATGGTTTTCGTAATCACCCGATTTGCTGCCAAACAACGTCTGTGGCTGTTCTGTCGTGCCCGCAAAAAATAATCTTTGCTCATAGAAAGCACAGGCAGTGGGAAATCCTGTTGTGTCCGAAAACGCTCCAAGGCGCCATTTGGTTTCAGCCGTTGTGCCGCCAAAGGTAGCATTAACGGTCACCGTTACCTCTGTCGTACTGGTGCGGCCCGTAACCGTGGCATACCCCCACTGGATGCCGCCGTCGCGCAAAAACTTCCAGGTGCAGCTATTGTCAACGATTTCATCGCCTTCGCCGCTTGGCCCGCCTGATCCGGCAGACGTTCCAGCCTTAATGCATTCGTAGACGTTTCCGCTATTACGCTTAACGTCACCAACAGCATAACTTGTACTTGATGCCCAGGCCGCTGCCTGATGGCCAATCGATATAATTCGGCCCACATCCGTTGTCTGGAACCCGTCACCGCCATTGATGCCAGCAACCGCACTTGCGGTAATCGTTCGCGAACTGCCTGTTGTATGGCTAGGCGTCAGCGTTGTCGTGGTAATGTTCTCGTCCTGGTACGGCCCGTCCGTAAACGTAATCGTTTCCAAAGTCCACGATGTGTGACCCGTGCGGGATAATTTTCTAGGTGCGTAGGATGGATGCGTCAGATAAAGCACATCGGCAGATTGGGCAAACTGGATGTCAAACAGGTCTGCCGTGGCATAGGTAGTTGTGACCGTATAGACACGCGCTGCGGTGCCGCCAGATCCATAAGCCGTGAAGGCGCTGGAATTTATGTTGGTGTCATCAACGTCGGTCAGTTCAAACGTGTTCGTGGTTTTATTTTTAATCTTATAATACTTGCCGTTGAGTTCGGTCATGCCGGCGACAGACGCGATATAGATTTCGTCGCCGTTCGAATAACCATGTGACGTTGCCGTCACCACACACGGGTTGGCTTGTGTCGCTCCGCTGATCGTCTTGTTGGCTTCAAGGATAGACCCGTTGTCCTTGTAAAAACGGACATACAAATTGCCGAACTCAATGCAATAGGCTTGTGTGGTTGAAAACTCAAAAGGGATCAGGCGCGTCTTTGCGCTTGATGTCTTAACCTCTTTAACGAAGCGTGTGCCTGGACGACGTGTAATGCCGCCGTGAGGCTGCACAATAAAGTTTTCCAGCGTTTCGGCGCCATTGGCATACTTGGTAATATCGACACGGCCATAGAGGTCTTTGGCTAACTCACCGGCAGTCCAGTTTGTCTTGATTGTCGAAACGCGGGACATTTACGACCTCGCTTCAAGCCATGTGTTTTCGCTGGCAGAAAGTGTTTCCTGGGCATCAACCAACCGCGCTTCTTGTATTAAGGACGCATAAGCTGTCGATGCCGACGCCACCACAGTTTGCGAAGACGTAATTTCATACGCCACATCCGATGCCAGACGCATGGCATAGGCTTCTACAAACTTGGCATCATAAATCGATGTATCCGTAATGTCTTTGATGTAAAGGATGTTTAAGGGCGCGGCAGCATCGGTCACAATGTTGCGGCCTTCTACGGCCCATTCCTCTGTCGTGTCCACTTCGATAATGCGAAGGCAATCAGACGGCCAGGGGAAAGAATTAGAATATTCCCAAACTGGGGTTGTTGTGTCAGCCGCCAAGGCGACACGGGTCATGGCAAAGTTCCAGGGATGATCGCGCAAGCAATATTGCCGCGACTGTTCATGGATGCGGTTAATTGCGCGGCCTTCAACCGTATCATCTGTCAGCGCCGTAATTGGGTTAGCGCCCAGATAGGTCAGACCTTTGTTGGCAATGTCTACGATTGATCCGGCCATATAAAATCTCCAAAAGAAAAGGGGAGGGACAAGCCC